GACACTCACTCTGAAAGTCTGTCATACGAATCAATCTGTGGATACTGGTAGTAGATTTAGCAGTTACCAATACTTTGTTCATGCTCTCCTCATTGTCCAGAGCATCAAGTATCACTTCCTTCTCAACTTGTTCTGGACTATCATAGAACCCAATAGGATACTTGACCGCCTTGACTTTAGGGGATATGATATAACCCTTGTCAATCAACTCTGGAGCAGGGATTTCTGCAATCACTTGACCATACACCTTAGAATTGTTCATACCACGCTCCTGTGATGTATGATGTTTAGGTGTGGCAGTGAAGTAAAACTTACGTCTAGTGATGTTAGACCTACTCTTGACACTCTCAAAGAAGTTCTTTTGAACTGAATTGTGTGCCTCGTCATAATATACTGTATCCGCTTCAACATCTTCCAAGATTCTATGAAGTGAATGATATGTTGTAAAGATCAACTGATTCTTTGTACTATTGTGATGCCACTCTTGTATCTCTTTTGGATTAGTGGTAGTCTTGTAGTTAGTCTCTCCGCTGTGAACATGAAGTACCTCGACATTATCAATCTGCTCGAGGAACTCTTCGCATAGTTGCTGTGCGAGTAGGATTCTAGGAGCGACTACAACAATAGTCTGTGGAATAGGCATACTGAATCGCCACTTAGCATCAACAATCATACACATTGTTTTACCACCACCAGTAGGTACAAGTACTTGACCCCACTTCTGTTGCATTGTGTCTGTTATCTCTTTTTGATGATCTCTAAGTTTCATAATCAGTTGTCAATAAGCATAGTATAGTATAAAAAAAGACCCCTGCAAGGGGTCTTGTGCCACTTTTAGAAGTGTTTAAGTAGTTCCTTAGTCTCAGGGTCAAATTCTTCTCTGACTCCATTAATGTCCATCAACCAATCATCTTGCTCTTGTCCATCAAATTCATCAAAATCAAAATCTTCAAATTCCATAATGTGTCGTTTGTTGTTTACTTTCATATAATAGTGTAGATTCAATAATGTGCAATATCAAATGTGCCAGTTATCCAACTGGTGGCGCATTTGGTAAGTCAAATGGTTTTGCGTCCATGTCAAATTTACTTGAGGCAACTTCATAGTCTTTATTTCCTTTCAAACTGTTAACCTCTACAACAAGTGCTTTAATATCATCTTGCTGTTTGAGTAGGGCAGCATGAACCATTGACTCTAGTGAAGTCAATCGCTCATCAAGATTACCTATGGTTCTCATTGCTGCTTGTAATTGTTTCTTTAGTCTGTCAACTGATTGCAACTTAACTTTAGTTAGTGCCTCTGTGTCTGACGTAAGTGAATCGTATCCCATAATTTATGTAACTTTTCTATTATTTAGATAGGTATGGGGATTATCTCATATAGAGATAACCACCCGCCCAATCACATATATTGTACATTCTTGCTCTCTGTGTTTCATCACGCATATCAAACCTAACATACTTTGCTGGTTTCTTCCACCCTGCTGGTTTATATACCTCGCCTGTGTTCTTATCAACGAAAGCATGAACACTTATACTGTCGTCAAACTGTGTGTTGACTTGTTTAGATCTCATACAAACTTTGAGATACTTTCTACCTGTCTCGATAAAGAAACTGATTCTATCATCTTCTCCAGACTCAATCTGAGTAACTCTCTCCTGTAGATAGGGGTCAGGTGTTTCAGACATATTTTGATTACGAACAATAGAGCGTAGTGAATAATCTCTATACTGTTGTTCAAGAGCACGACAGAGTTTTTCTGTCCATTGCAAAACTGTGAGTTTGTTGGTTGCTGATTGCATTGTTGCCATGATATTAGAATGTTTGTTGTAAAAAAGGAAAGGGAAGGTAACAAACACAAAACCTTCCCTCTCATATTCTTATAATACTGTATGGGTAGTATCAACGCAACCACTTGTGTTCCACTTCCTCCACTGTCCACTACTGAATCTTCTGTAGATAAAGTAGATCAACGTGGCGAGTAAACCTAGTTTAGATGCCGTACCCACGAACTGCCCCATTTGATTAAGGGCGGGTTTCATACCTTGCCTCTCTAGTGAGTATGGTTTCTTACCTAGTCTGTCCATTAGTATTATAATAGAGTGCGAGAAACAAAAACTTGGACTTACATTTAGTGAACCGAAGCGGGACTTGTAAAATGCCAGTTTTGTTTCCCATAATCTATTATGGCACTATATTATTATTCTGTCAAGTATTAATCTCCTTTAAAATCAAATGCCTTTTTTCTCTCTGTCTTATTAAGATTGATACATCGCCAACCATAATCCCCATTGGTAACTATAGTAGGCATCATGTTCATTGATAATGTTATTCTGTTGTCTCCCTTATTATTACCATATCCATGTATAATTTGTGATGGGAATATTATGAGTTCGCCTTCATTAACAACAACTTGATTATCTTGATTGTAGTCAGTATATTTTCCTCTGAGTATATGTAGAGAAGGCATTGATGGAAAGTGCATATTCTCATCTTTCATAAAGTGTGTATTCACATGATCCTCTTTTGGATCAAAGTTTACATAGTATATACATGATAGATATGAATTGGCGTGTTGATGTGGGTGCTGATACCCACCTTTATCACTTATATTATACCAACTATCGGTTACTTGTACTGTCTCCTGTATATAATCTCCTTTAACTTCTTTAGCATAGTATTCCGCCTGTTGTTCACACCAATTTCTAAATCTACCATGTCTCTCATCATCATGTAGTATTGAGTAGTGACCAACGTGTTTTAGTTGTTTTGAATTAGCATTATATGATAACTTATTAACTTCTTGCTCTTCAATCTCTGCAAGAATAGTATCCTTTACCTTACTATGAAATGGGCAAGGTATGATAGCAACTGGTGTTGGCAGTATGTTTACGACTTCCATATTATAATAGAGGATAATCCCATAGTTTACCTGACCTAAACGTAGTCATGGCAGTGTGTCTCTCTTCTTTTGTTAGAGGTTCAATCCTAACATCATTTATATATCTAGGCATCAAATTACTGGATACTGTTATTCTATTATCTGTGTAGTTAGTTGTATATCCATGGCAAGTGTTAGCAGGCCACAGCAACAACGAACCTTCAACTCCTACAACTTCATTGATATAATTATACTTTGTTTCTTTTTGATTTGTCAACATATATGCAAAGTAATCAGGAAAATTCATACTATTGTTAGGACGATAAAAGTATGTTGGCGAGTGTGACTCATCATCAAAGTTGACATAATATAAGGCACACACCACCGCATTTATATGGAAATGTGGCGATTGTTTGCCTCCAGAATCACACACATTCAACCAACTGTCTGTCAATAAGAAATCTGATGTATCATAACCTAGTATGTCCTTAGCATATATCTCTGCCTGTGTCTGTATCCACTCTCTAAACTCCTTATACTTGTCACTTGATAGAGGTGAATAGTAATCAAAATGTTCTAATCCTTTGGCGTGTGCATCTACCTTTTGAAATTCATAACTATCACCATGACTATTGATCTCATCAATCAACATTGACTTTACTTTGTCATGCTCAGGGTACATGACTGCCCCCAGTTTTACTGGTAGAACATCAACTATCTTCATTGAACCAGTGACCCTCTCCCCACACTGCCTTGACAAACTCAGGCGGTAACATATCTTTTGGTGCAGGCGTTGTATTGAAACTTACTGTAATCCTCTCGCCATCTGTATTGTTTACTCTACTTCCATGTTCTAACCACGAAGGAAATAGGTATAGATGATCTTGTTTAATTGGTATGTCAATCTCATATATTCCGTAGGGTGTAGGGTGTATATTATGAATACACATCATGTATGGTTGTAGTGGCGATACCACGAAGAATTGTCCGAAGTCTCCCTCTGGTAACTCCACATAAAATGCACCACTAATAACACTTGACTCATGGCGATGCCTACCTGTGTATCCGCCTTTGGGCAGTATATTATACCACGCACCACTAATAACTGAAGGGTAGTTGCCTATCTTATTGTTATAATCATTGATACAATCTTGAAAGGCATCACATATTTCCTTACAACCCTCATCTTGCAAGGGGTCCCAACCACCATGACTACTAACACCATTTACTGCCAAAGAATGTCCTACTGACTTTCCCTTGCCTTTTATATGTTTCTTGAAATACTCTAATCCAGGCGCACCTGTGAGATCATACTCTTCCAATAATGTCGGAAATAAATCCATGTCAATTCCACTTACAATAGTCTATGTTGAGAACAACTCTCAAATCTGTATCGGTACATGATGTGCCTGCATGAAGCAAATCTCCTGAGAATATCACTGCCCTATTCTCTTTTGATTCTACCTTCTGCCCGTCCTCAAAATATGTATATCCGTTGTTATCATTGAAATATAACACACATATATGATAGTTTGGTATGTCAGTGAAGTTTCCTTTAGCATCTTGGGGACCCGAAACATCAACGTGTAGAGGTTTCTCTTTTATTTCTTTTGATCTGGGTGTAGCATTAAACTTAATCCTGTGTAGAGCAAATGGATTAAGAGATGCGAACACTGGTTTTATTATATTATATACATCTGATATTGGTTCAGAGTCTATGTAACACGCATGAGAAAATTGTGGGCAACCATCGCCCTCTAAAACAGAGGTAGGAGAATAGTACCAAGGCATACGCCCACCAAAGATGTAATCCTTGATGGGCGTAAAAACCTCTGTAGGTAAAAAGTTATCGTAAACTTCTATCACTTAGAAAGAGTCTTGTCAGACTTCCATGAATCCATAACTACAAAGTTAAGTGTTCTCTCTACTGGTATGCCATCTACTTGAGGTACAACCATGTGTTCAAATAAATCCATGAATCTATTATAAACTCTGTTTCCCTCTCTGGTGTTCCATGCTTTCTCTGATTCATCACTTGGGTGGTAAACAACTATAGTGATGTATGGTTTAGTAGGGTTCAAGAGAATATGATCTATAAGTTCATTATCAAACTTGTTTGTCATACCTGACGAAACAGCAAATACCAATGTGTTACTGTCTCTTAGATCATTACACTTGTCATCTATGGTTTTCTGGTTACGACCAAGTTTCCAGTTGACACGCATCTTACCAGCAAGGCGATTCTTTTCAGCAACATACTGTTCTTTCGCCATCTTCAAGATGCTAGTCTGTTCTGACTTAGTTCTAACCCTAAGACCTTCAAGTATCATCAAACATCTTGAGGAATCGAAATCAAACTTTGGGTCTGCAAGTTTGTTCATAACCAAAGTCTTTACAATATCCTTCTTACTGTTTGATGTCTTGTGCTTCTCATCTTCCTTGTTAGCAAGTTTAGATAAGTAATCTATCTCAAGTGGAGATAAAGTCTTAGCAATTTCATCAGGTAAGATTGCAACTGGTATGTCAATGCAATTCTTCGCCTCTGATGCAGCAGAAAGAGTGTGGTTTCCGTTAATCAACTCTCCAAGTATAATGAAGATAGGATCACAATTAGTTGTATTCCCTGCATTTGCTTCAATCAATCCCTTGATCTTACGAATTGACTCTTTACTCTCTTCCTCTGCTCTACCCTGATACCTAGCAACGTTTACCCAATCTTGAATAGGTTGGCGTTCTGGAAGGTCAAACTCTCCCCTTCTTCTTCTCTCATCAATGTCGATACACTTCTGAATGTCTAGTGATTTGTGTGAGAATGAAGGAGAACCATTACTCTGATTGTAGTAGAGTGGATTCTTCTTTGCATTTACCTCAGAGAGGATTGCGTGTTCGGCGTCTTGCATTTGCTTGTATGTTCCGTATTGTAATATTTTGTATATTAAAACAGGTTTCTCCCCCGACATTACTTTTCTAAAGTCAGGATTCTGTGAACTCTCAAAGTAAGTGTCCTCAGGCAATCCCAAATGAATACCAACATACTTCATTAAGTTCTCAATATTTGTGAACTCATAGAGATACGCTGGTCCACTACCTTCGAGTGGTATGTATTCTTTAATGGAGGGTGGAAATTGTTTCATGCACTAATGATAGTACAAAGTTTTCTACTTGTCAACCCCTAATCTACAAAAAGATTTCCGCACTTGGGGCAACAATGAACTATCTTTGTACCATACATCTGTTTGTATAGTCTTGGATTGGATTTTCTAATGATTATATCATCAAGTTTTTTTACTAGATTTTTCATTCTCTAAGATTTGAAGCATTTCTAGAGCGCCTTGCACTTTCAAAAATTCTTCCTTCTTTAATTCAAACGTTCTGTTCAACTCTTGTATCTCTGTTTGAAGTTCGCTTGATCTCTTTTCTAGTTCTTCTTTATGACTCATAATTAGGTTGCGCCTGTATTATATATTATACCATAATAAATACATTTGGCAAGGTATCACTACATAACCAGATGGATATTAACCAACAAGACTATGAGATAGAACAAAATCCCGAACTACAACATACAGAGGGTAATCCAACTGTAGGTAAAGTGATGTGTAAACATGATGTCGTTTACAAGACTTTAGCAACTGTAGGAGATTTTGAGTGCCGTGTTCATTTCTATGATGACGACTATGATGACTCAAGAACTGTTGACGGTATCAAGAGAATCCATATTGTACCAACCGAGTCATTCATAACTGATAGACAGGATATAAACGAACTATTCAACGTAGCAAATCATAGTATATCTGAGGGTGTAATACTCGCTAATCCTATCTTTAGAAGAAACGGAACTGCCTTTAATGCCAATAAAGATTTAAAAGACTGTGTAAAATATATGTCAGGTGTGGCGGCACACTATGGAGCATCAAAGGATAAGATAATATCTATTGATATTGAAGATGGCAATAAGGTTTATGAAATGAGTTATGATATTACTTCTGCAAAAACATATTCAGATGTATCAAATAGTGTCTATGAAGATCTTGCTAACGGAACTATTGGTAATGGTAGTCTCTCATTGAACTACTCTACTATGCTAGGTTCTGGTCCTATTGAAATGAGTGACATTATAAACACTTTCAATGCAGGCAACAACATAGATGCCTACCACAGAGGGCAAGGTATTGCAAATATAAGTCAAAACAATAACATACCTACAAGTGGTGCTATAAAATTCAGTGACTTCAGAAATGTAGTAAATAAAGTTACTGCTGAGATCAATGGAAACTGGCAACACTGCCAAATAAGACATGAAGTATTTGGAAGCACAGTCTATACCTCAAACCTACCAAAGAAAATAAACATCAATGGTCAGATAGGTGGTACAACTTCTAACCCTGCAATAAGATTCAATTCTGGTGGGCAAGGAGAAATGATACTTGAGATCACGAATACTGGGCATGGATTCCCTGTTAGAAGTTATGCTGCTGGCGGTGGTAATGGTTCTACTAACACTGCTACTAATGGCGGAAATGGAAACAATGCGTATGATAATGTCGTAGTAAACTCTCCTGTCAAAATAGACCTTCCTTCACAAAATCGTATCCGAGGCGGTGGCGGCGGAGGCGGCGGTGGCGGCAAAGGAGGCAACGGTGGCGGTGGCGGTCACAGCGGAGGTTATGTATGTGGCGGTTGGTTCTGCTGGAGTAGTTATC